CGTAAACAAAACCCGTAGGGAATGGTACAAATTCAATTACTACTCCGTTGTAAGAAATTACTTCGGCTGTTCCAGTTCCTGTTACCAAGAAGTTTACTTGTTGTGCCGCTCCAACTGCATTGTTTGCAATTAAGATTAATTGTCTGTGTGCGTATGGTGCGTACATTACTGGCAATTCAGCTGCTTCAAAACTCTCTGGCTTTACTGCCGCAAAGATTTTAGCATATTCAGCGGCTATGTTTGCAGCCGTTACGGTTGTTCCTGTTACTTTAATATACGCTCCCAATCCAGTTTCATCAAATAAAACTCTTGACAAAACGCCGTCTACACCTGCTGGATCAGCTGTGTATCCTGCTGCTGCTGCTTTTGCTGCTGCTGTAATTGAACCTTGTCCAGCACCTGCTGTTAATCCAGCAATTGATGCTTGAGCGCCTGCAGAAAATGCTGACCAGAATTTTAATTGTGCGTCTTGTGAGGTTTTTGGGGCAGTCAATTGTAGTACCTGAGTGTTAAACTCTGAACTGTCAATGTTCAATGCGCCTTGTGCCATATCGCGGTTAAATCGAGATTGTCTCAAAGCTTCCATTTTAAAAGTATATTTGTACTCAATTTTCTTTGGATTTGCCACTCTGTCCTTTAATACGGGACCACCTAAAGAACTTAATCTTTCGCCTGTATAGGCTTGACCCACAACGTTAACTGCTGTTTCCGTAATAATTGTAGACGCTTTTACGTCGTCTGCGAAATTTACCAAACCTCTTTCTACTGTTTTATTCAAGAAAAAGATTTCTTGAATAATTGGTGAAACTGCTTCACCTCTGATTGCTATTGGGCTATAAGTTATTGCCATTGTATTTTACTTTTTTATTGGTTTTTTTTTGATTCTCGATACTTTTCTAACGAAGTCATTTCAGCAAATTGCTTTTCCTTTGGCAAATTAACTATTGCTAATTTTTCAGCTTTGAAAACTGCTAAATCATTTTCAGCTTTCACTTTTTGTGATTTCATAGTTTCTAAAGTTGTAGCATCTTCCACATCCTTAGCTTGCATCGTTGCTAGCTTTTCTTTTAGGTCTGCATTTTCAGCCATTGCAGCATCGTACATTGTTTGAAGTTCAGCCATTGGATCTACCGCTGCAACCTCTGGCACTTCTGCCATCTCTTCCTTTTCTTTATCATTCATCATAAATAGCGATTTTGCTACTTCGATGACCTCTGCGATAAACGACTTTTTCTCTTCTACATTCATATTTGTAATTGGGTTAATTATTTCGTAATCTAAGAACGCTTCCAAACTGATTCCATCTACTTCGCCTGTTTTGATGAACTTTTCCCAAACTTCATCGTTTTCGATTTTAAAACCTAATATCAAATCGCTAGCCTGCACATCTTCCATTAAAAGCGTTTTACTTTTGTCTAGTTCTGGATTCAAAACTATCCAACTTTCAATTGGGTAAACGTCCATTATTGATTCGTCGGAGTGGTTTAAACTCATTTTTGCCAAACCTTTGTTGTTGCTTTTGAAATAAGACTGTTGCATCTTTTCAACTTCTTCTGCATCAAAAGTAATGTAGCCCGCTTCGCCGTTTATATCTTTACGAAAAATTTGCTTATTAGGTCGCATTGCCACCGAGTAAATGATTCGTTTTTCTTGGTTTGCAAAAAATACAGGTTTGTTTAATTCGTCGGCAAACTTTGAAAGTTTAGTTTCAACGGCCGCACCCAATACTATTGAGAAACAATTTACATCTGTACCTGCTTTTAATTTCGCTTTATAAACTTTCATAGCACAAAGATTGTTAATATTATTATGTAAAATAGAAATGTGGCACACAAAAAAACCGCTACTTAATTGTAGCGGCTTTAATCTCCTTTCTTTTAAATGGTTAAGACTTCTTATTAAAATACAAAAACAATGCTTCACAAATAATTTCGCTAATCGAACACCCTCTTTTTTTGGCTTCTAAACGCAATTTCAAAACATACCACATTCTTGGATAAGCTACGATTCTATTTTCTTTTGCCATTAGATTGAGTTTGAATTAATTTTATTGTTATCCAATTGTTGCGCATCACTTACCTCTTTACTGACTACAAACGCCTGAATCGGCGGTTGTGCATTTAAGTTATTTGCAACGGTATTTCCGATTTGATTTTCGCTACTCGCCTGAAATGCTACTTGTGGAGTTGCGCCCGCTACACCTGCCCCTCTTGCTCCGCCACTTGTACCGCCACCGCCTTCAATTGAACCACCACCTAAAGATTTTAAAGCTGTTGCCGTGCTTGCTATTGTGCTTGCAATTCCTACACCTGTACTAACGTTGTTTAATGCGATGATAGGCACAGCACTTGCTCCGCTTGTCAAAATAGCTTGCGGGGTTGCTAAAGCGCCAATATTCGCCGCATTATTTGCCGCTACTTGTTTACCGATTGATATTGCGCCTTCCGCTATCATTGCAGCTTTTTGAACCTTTTTATTTTTGCCAAATATTTGTGATAAAAAACCAACTGATTTTTCAGCTAAAGCAATCCCCGCCTGTTCAATTTCTTGCTTTTGTTGAAGTTTAGCACGTTCAATTTCAACTTCTTTATCAGCTAAATCTTTTGCAGCCGCAACCTTTTCCTCTGATTCTTTGTCAAATATAACTTTGTTTTCTTCAATTCTTTTTTGTGCTAAATCCCGCTCCAAAGTAGCGAACTTTTCAGCGTTTAAAATAGTGATACTTTCAATGTCAATTCCTTTTTGTTTTAGGATTTCAACCTCTTGATTTGCTCGTTCTTTTTGGCGTGCTAATTTTTGCTCTTCTGTTTTATCTAATAAATCCTCGTTTGCAATTCGCAAAGCTGTTTCTTTGTCAATTCCTTCTTTTATTAATGCTAAACGTGCGTCCTCAATTGCTTTGTCGGCTGCGGCTTTTGCTACTGCTGCTTCTTTGTCTAACGCCTTTTGCTCATTTCTTAAACTATTTGCATTTGCTAACTGCTCCGATTCTTGACCTGAAATACGTTCGTTAATATCTGAAATTTGCAATAATGCAGCCGCCCTTTCATCTAGGTTTGCACTACTTTTACCTTCTTGTTTAATTCTTAAATCTGAAACTGTTTTAGCTAAATTTGCCAAACGTAATTCTTCCAAAGACTGTTGCTTTAAAACAGCTGCGAGTTGTTCGTTTAATTGGGCTCTTTTTGCAATAGATAAATTGCTATCGTTGTCTCTTTTTTGCCGTATCTTTTCGGCTTTGTTTTGGAAGTCTAATTGTGTTTGTGCTGAAATACGCCTTGCATCTACTAATTTAGCTTCTGCGTCTGCAAGTTTTCCGCTTGCTTTTATATTTCCATCTACTGCATCGGTCAATCCTTTTAATCCATTTGCAGCAGAATCTAATCCCAACGCTCGCAATCCCTTTTGCAAAAGTGCGGACGTTGCTAAAATTACATTTCCCGCCGTTGTAAAGCTTTTAATTATATTGTCAACTAAAAATGTAGCAACGGGTTCAAGTACTTTCAATAGTCCGCTAAATAGTCCGCTAATAACCGCTAATCCTTTTTGCAGTTTGTTACCGTTGGCTTCAGTGCTAAAGAATGCTTTGCCCAATAGTGCAACCGCCCCTACTATAACTGCTAAAACCGCTCCTATTGGATTTGCGACAATAGCAAACATTTGAACTAGCAAAGCTTTAAAGCCACTTACTGCACCGCTAATCGGGTTGTCTAATCCTTTTATATTTTCGCCTAAACTTTTCGTAGATTTTTCTGCCTTTTGTTGCGTGTTGCTCAACTTTTCAACGCTAAATTTTGCATCTGCCGTTGCGATAGCCGCCTTTTTTTGTGCTATCTCTAAATTCCTAATTTCTTCAACTGATTTGCCCGTTGAATTTGCTAGTGCTTGGTTAGCTTGTTTTAGTTTTATTTCGGCTTCCTCAACTTTAATAGTTGCAGATTCTAATTTTCTAACAGCTGCAGCGGTTTCGTCAGCGTTGTGGTCAAACTGAATTTTTATTTTTTGTTCTTTATCTTCCATTAGTAGTTGAGTAGAGTTAATTTTGTTTTGCCGTTGGTTATGTCAATCGTGGAATCTACAATTGTGAATTTATTTTCTCCAATTATAATATCATTTTCTAGTCTAAAATCCCGTACCTCGTTTGCATTCAAATATAGCGTAAATTCTTGTTTCATTACGTTTTGGTCAATGTATCTTTTTATAATTTCAGCGTAATATCGACTAAATAAATTATCTCTATATGCTACATTATTTTGAACCAAAACAGAAAAAGAAAAACTTTTGTTGTCAGTTGTGTAGGGCAAAACTTGAATGTAAGATGAAATTGATTGCGTAGCCAACGCTCCACTTTGTAAAGAACTCTGAACTCCAAATAAAGCGTTTAAAGGTTTGTTTCCGTGTGAATAAAATAAAACCAACTCGCCAAAGTTTGGCGTATAACGTGCTTCTCCCGTTGCTAGTATTTCTGGTTGTCCGCCCTCAAATCCGTAAACGGTTGTTGCGTTTGTTCCTGGAATAGTTACGGGTGGAATGATTGTGAAATTAGTTTCAATTTGAAATTCTTTGGCGTTCGGTGGTTTGATTTCTGGGAACGATGCTTGACCGTAATCTTGACCAGCACCTATTTTATAATCAACGTTGCTTTTAAAATTACTTTCAGCGTGTTTAAAAATATAATAGTTAAAATCGTCTTGGGTAGATTTTTCTACATCGGAAATGTCAGCTACGTAGGTAACTTCTTTTTTGTTTGCCAGAATATCTTGAGGCGTATAAAAAAACAAACTGTCATCATCTGGGTTTACGTCTAAAATCGCAATGTTAAAAGCTTTTAAAAATGAAGTTAAAAAATCAATTACTTTTACTTCTGGCAAAGATTTGATGAGGTCTATTTTTGATCCTCCCATTTGTAGAAAGTTGTTTATATTTTGCGTTAACTCCAGTGCTAAAAAAATGGTTCGGACTAATCTGGTTTTTAAAATCGCATTGCTCCAACTAATTGAATTTGTAAATTCCAAATTAATAAAATACTCAATTTCATTATTTGCATCAAAAAAAACAGTCTCTAAAAATACATTGATTGTTTCGCTGCTTTGCGTTAAAGTAAAAGTTTCTGTTTTAATTGGAAAATCTTCTCCAACTCGAAATATCCTAACTGTGCATTCGCTATTTGACGCGGTTAAATAATTTATTCCTTCAAAAGTTATTTGCTGCAAAATTTTATTTAAAAGCAAAGCCCCGTTTAATTTTACTTTTACGCTATCAGTTGCGCTTTTAAAATCAATTATGAATCCCGCATTTGAAGTGGTCGCGTTTTGCAAAATTATAAATTTGCTTTGCGTTTTGCTTCCAAAGTTTTGACCCATACACCAAATGTACGCGTCTTTGTATTCCGTTATATTTTCAAGAGGTGCTACAATTTGCAGACCGTATTTCAATTTAATTAATTCAACTATTGTGCTAAATGAAATGGCTGGCCTCAACTCATTTGCCTTTAAAACTTTGTTTGAAGTTGGACTATTTGCTGGATTAAAAAAAACATTATCTAGTCCTGAACCATCGGCATTGTATTGTATTACTCTATTTGTTGAAGCCAAAGGCACGAAGTATTTAATTGGGATTCCTTCAATGTTATTTGACTGAATACTAGATAGTAGATTCTTTGCGGTTGCGGGATTCCAATCTATTACTAAGCTTCCTAGTCCGTCAATAGTGTCATCGCCGATTTTATCCTTTAAATTAGTTAAATTTGTGGCAAAACTTGCGGTTATAACAGATGGTTTACCCATTTTATATACAATTTTCTCTAATTTTAACAGTCCTGTTTGGTTTAAAATGCTGTTGACATAGACTTTTGCACGTACTTTTCGCAAATCGGATGACTTAATTACGTCGGTATTTCCAAAAAATCCTAAAGAACTTAGATTATTAGGCGTTGCATCAAAGGTAAAGTTCAAAGAATACGGAGAAAACACCTTAGTAATGTCTTGCGTATCTTTGAAAGTGTACCGCATTGGAATGCTCTCATCTTTTATAAGGTCTAATTTGCTGTAATTTAAGCCATCGAGCGATACAAATACCTCTGTTATCATCGAATATTGTTTATCTTATTATTTGTTTCGTCTAGCTTCAAATTATAGTCAATTGCTATCCTATCGTTTAACCTTGTTTTACGTGTGAAGTCCTCATCGGTTATAACCACTGGAATTTGCTGGTGTGTTTTAAAGAACCCTATCGCTTCAGCCGTTATGCTTTGGCTGTCTATTGATATTTCGTTATTGTCAATGCTTACTATTGCGTTGTCAATTGTAATTCCAACCGTTGTTACCAATTCCAAATCTCCTTTAAAGTTAATCAAATAAACTATTGGGCTATAAATCAATTCCTCTATTATCGAAGTCATATTTTCGTCTAACGAACCCGAATTTATGACATACAACTGCTCCGCATCTATCGAAGTTATTTGCTTTGAATGAACGAAAGTGTTGTCTACTTGTGAACGGTCACGGTGCGAAATATTACTAATAGTTCGCTTGACTTTTGAGCTTGCGGTCTTTTTGCCGTGTGGGGTAAAAGTTTCCCACAATCCTAACTTATTTATAAAAACAATTAAGCACGGATCTAGTGTGCATCGTGTTTTAGTCGGAATTAATGGAATGTAATTTATAACGTTGGCTGTTGTTGCTTCTGCAACTGTTCGGGTAAAATTAAAAGTTTGCTCAAAATAATTATGAATTTTTGGGTTAAACCATTTTTCGACGGTCGTTATAAAACCGCTTGCGCCATAATTTTCGACGCCGTTGTCTGCAATTAAATTTTGCTCATAATTCCATCGGTAACCCAACGTACAAAAGAAGGTATCTGTATAACGGCTTGTTTGGGTGCCGTCAAAATTAATTGAGATTATTTGCGCCTGAATAAATGCGCCTTGGTTTGTAATTGCAGCAGGTGCGGCTCTATTATACGCAAACTTTGGCTTTATAAATGGCTTTATAAGGTCTGAAATTTCTAGTGATATGTAGCTATCTAACTGACTGACTTTATCTTTTATTAAAATTACAGTCGGCTGATTAATGACTTTAATTTGTAATCCATCCCAAATGTAAAGATTTACGGTAACAGCTTTTGTTGTAATCGTTGCAGTCTCGCGAATAAATAACGGACTGTTTATAAGTTTGATTTTGCTTTCATTATCAATCGGTGTGCGAACATCTAACGGTAATACTGGCGGAATTGGTGCAACGTCTGGCACGGTAACCCCTGTAATTGTAAAAGTGTAATCTGAGCCAGGCTCAATTTCTACATTTGATGCAGTATATAAAGCAAACTTTGTGATATTTATATTTGCAGTTTTTGCTTGAAATGCAAATGAAGTTCCTAAATTAATCGCTGTAAATAAATCGCTTGAATAAATTGAATTGATTATAAAATACAGCATCCATTGAGAGGCGGATAAAGTACCACCTGATAAATTATTAACGGTAATTTGATTTGAAATTCCTGTAATAGTATCAGTATAAAAGATAATTCCTTTTCTGTTATTAAAAACAGTTTGCAATTGTACAACTTCAATTTTCTTAACTATCATAATTTCCTGTAATTTGGTCTACTATTTCTTTGACTACTAAATTTATTGTTTCATCTACGTTTGCGTTTATTGCAACTTCCAACTCGTTAGGGTTCTGAAATCTACCATAAAAGACTTGTGCAACCGTCAAAGTTGTATCGGGCTTTACCATATAATTTACTGAATCTCTTAACCGCCCAGTATCTACTCTTGAATTATTTCTAGCTTGTTGATAAACCTTTTCGCCTAATTCGTTTAACTGTGCCTTAATTATCTTATCGGCATCTATCTGTTGTCTAGTCCTTCTTTTTGCCACGGATTCTATTTAATAATGAGGTAACTGCTGTCGTGCTACTTCTAGTTATTGAATCTATTATTTTTCTAGTTGAGTTTCTGCCTGTTTGAGATACTCCAACCTCATAAGTTCCACCGCCAAATTCAGTATAGATAATTTTCCACTTGATCCCCGACGGCATTAACCGCCTTGCATTTGCTTCTAGCTTTGAATTTTTGCCAAACTGCCCGTAATAAAGCATTCTAAAAATAACCTGCTCTTTTACATAAGTAAACGAAATAGAGCGTTTTAAAGCTCCAGTATCAACTCTTGCTGTTGATTTTGATTGATCAATTATGCTTTGTGCAACGGCTCGTATGCCTGTTTCATCTAACATCCCGACCCTAAATTTGCCATTGATAACTTTATCGTAATCTGATGACCGTCTAAACTATTTTTATGATACTTTTTAGAAACTGAATTTTGAAACAATTGTATGTTGAATAGAAAATTATTACTTCTCATTTGATTTAAAAATCTAGTAATTACTGCAGAGGTTTCTCCTAGATTATCAATTAAATTTGTATCTAATTGTAATTTACTGTCTGTTTTTTGCGGGCGAATATCCCGCTGCTGAACAACCGTAATTAGATAGCTAGCAATGATTGCGTCTTCTCGGGTTTCATTTTCCAAATAATCAATGTTGACTAAACAATAGATGTTCTCTTTATTATTGTCGAGGTGCTTTGTTTCGACTAAAGTAACAGTATTAACCAAATCGTTTTCTTGAAACTTTTCAACTAAAAAATTAGTTAATAAAAATAGTTCATTCATATTATTTCAAATTTTCAACTGTTCGTTTTCTTAATAAATATTCCGACCAAAATAAAAAGTATTTTGTATCATAACCAAATACAACTTTTGGACTTACGCTTTCAAAGATAGCACAAAGATAAACCATTTCGGTGTACCCACCGTATGTTAAAGAAAAGTTTTCACGTTCCATTGATCCTTGACTTATTTCGCTCGTGTTTGCGAACTGTGGCGGGTTGTAAATCCACGGAAAACTAGCTTTAACCTCGTCGGCTTCTTGAATGTATAAAGCAACTGCGTAACGCTGAACGTACTCTGGAATCGTCAAAAACCACAGTCGAGGCGTTACGGTTGCTTTTATAAATGCTTTGTCGTCCTCATCTTTTATAAACGTTTCGAGGTCTATGAATCTGCCTACATTTTTAAAAGTAACGTTAATTTTAAAGAATATTTTGATAATCAAAAATAACTTTAAGCTTTTCCAAGTTTGTTTCTGCATCTCCAAATAATTCTTTTAAAGTTTCTTTTTTTCTCAATTCTTTTTTGTCCAGCTTTCGATATTCGGTTTTCAAATACGGAAAAAATCTGCGTAAATGTGTACGAGTTGTTTCTTTTTGTGTCATAATTTTGATAATAATTTTAGTACTGATTTTGCAGTAATTGTTACTCTTTTTTTTTCGTCATCAACTATTAAATTAATGACGATAATTCCATCAATTACTTTTGCATCAATTATTTTATCTTTCATAATAATATTAGTGTTTTCCGTTATGGGATTTCTCATAACGGCATTGGTGTTTTGCGTTGAGTATAAATAAAATATCCAGCGGCTTCGGTTATGTGGTCAAATCCTGTGGTTTTATCGGGTTCGCCGTTTTTATAAGTTTGTCGTTCTAATGCTTCCGAGTAAACGGGGCAGTTGTTAGTATTAACAAAAGATAATCGATCTCCTTTTGCATTCTTAAATGAAGCATTTACGGCGTTTACTCTATCTTTTACAAATGGATTTTTAGATTGCTTTCTAATTGTAAAACCCGCCTCTCTTAAAACAACTATATCACTTTTCCCGCTAGATTTACGGTTGTCGCCACTCGCATCGGGATAAATAACAATTGAATGATTTGGGTGCTT